ATAATTGCCCCACCAATTGGTGCAGCAACAAGAGCCGTGTCTTCAGGAATGCCATCATCAAGCATTTCAACAAATAAGTTGCCGCCTTCAATTTGAAATGACTGCACGACTCCGGCAGACATCACTCCCATTCCAGCACCAGCAACCATTCCCGGAATCATGCCAATACCACCTGTTGGCGCACCAAGCACTAGCCCACCCGCTACTGCGCCGTACAACGCCATCTCTGCTTGCTTGGGAATCGTTGACTCAATGTTGCCTTCAAGCGCACCGAAACTTTCTAAAAACCCACCACTTGCCCGAAGTTCAGCCAATTCTTGTGACTGTTGCGCTGCCTTTGCTCGCAGCGATTCCGGAATTGGAACGCCGCTTGCCTTTGCAGCCAACATATTTATGCCAGTAAGTCCGAGTTCAGTTCCTTTGTACCCTCTTGCTCGTCCAATCAAAAACTCTTCAATCCACGACAAGTCAGGGTTGATCTGCTCACCAGACTCGATCAGGTTTGGCAGGTCATCGTGCGCTACCGCAGCAAAGTCCTTGTTTGCCAACATACGGGCAAGCACAGGGTCGCGCTTAAACAAGTCAAGTTGTGCCAATCGGTCTGTAGCCAAACGCTGCTCAAGCAACTGCTTGTTGCGAGCGGCAATCTCAGCACCAACCCCAGTCTCGTATCCAAGTCGTTGCGCTGCTGCTGCCTCTTCGGCGTTGCCGGCTGCGGCCTTAGACATCGACAGCATCATGGCGTTGTTTTGATTGTTAATAAGTTGGCGCGTTTGTTTTCTGATGTTGTCAGCAAAGTCACTTCCGGACGAAACAAAGTCAACCTGCTGCGCCATCGTGTTCGGAAGCGCAGTCACGCTAGAACTGTTCAGTGGATCGATGGGATTTTGTGATGGGGCGTACTTGAAACTTGGATCGGTAATATCTGTGTCCATTATTTAGTTCCTGCCTTGCCCATTGTTTCCCACTCAGTTTCAATTTGACTTTCGGTCGGATTCCTAATGCCTTTGACTAGTTGCAACCGTTCGATGACAGCGGCTCGGTTTGCAGGCGTAAGCGTCCGCATCATTCCTTGCAATTCGGAAGGTGTGTAAGCACTAATTGGCACTGGCTTTGAATCGCTTTGCCACCACCACCAACCTGGCTTATACACGGTGTCAGCAATTGCCCTATCGATGACCAACTGCTTCTGCTCACGATCTAACTTCTTGCCGCTATCTGACTGCATTTCGTAAATCTTTTTCTCAACGGCAACACGCATTTGCAATGACTGTTCTTTTGTCAATTCAATGCCGCCAACCGCAAGTGTTGCATTGACTAGATCAGCATCCACTGTTGCTTCAATGAGTTTTCCGCTGCCAACTTGGTCAAGTAGTTTGATAAATGTCTCGTTGGTCAACTTGGACTTGTTTTCAAACACAAAGTCGCGAGTAAGAATTCTTGGGTTCTCAGCAACTTTAAGCATGACATCCATGTCGTTTGCTTTGCGCGTATATCGAAGTGCGTCAGACTGTTGGTCAGGTGTAAGAGCGGCAAACAATGCCGGCGGGATGGCTGCGTTTGAATCTGCCACTTGCATTCGTGTGACCGCCTCAACAACGCGCTGGTTCTCTTGCGCTGCCATTGCGCGGTCTTGCGCCCAACGCTGACTAATTTTCTGTTTAACAACGTCCCTGATTTCGCGCCGATCAATCAGCCCAGCAATAGCCAAAGCCTCTTGCTCTGTTTGCGGCCGTCGAGCAGCATCTCTGTTCATGTTTGGATTGAGGTCATTGACGTTGCGAAAATCAATTGGCTCTCCGTTACGAAGGACTCGGTACGAAACCGGGGTATCAATTCCAAATAAGCCAATTTCTTCGCCTTTTTTTAGTCTTTGACCCTCAAACAATTGCGATTTGTCAATGCCTTCAAAGAACACTTCTGACCCGTCATTCATCCGGATTACCGTTTCTTTTCCGGTCTTGCCAATGACAATGCCGTCTGATGGGCTGACAACAGGAGTGCCAACCTCAGCAGTAATTGAAGCACCAACCGGAAGCGTTGCGTCGTCTTTGCCCGGTCGGGTGACAAGGGCGTATTCGCCACCCTTTACAGGCAACTCACTGTTGGATGTGCCAGCCTTAGTGGTGAGCGTTCCGTATAAAGAAATAGATTCAGCAAGTTCGCTTGACATCTGTCGGTCGCGGTTTGCTGACACCGATGTCAACAGGCTTTGCGCTGCGTTCTCGTCAATGTACTTTTTGTCTTTCTGTTCAACAACGTAATCAAGCGCAGCCTGGTATTCATCTTTAAGCATCAGTCGGTTGACAACACCGCCTGTGATAGCGGTAGTAACTTGGCGTTCCATCTCAAGCATTTGCTGCGAATTGACCGGGATGCCAACACTTGCTGCCCACTTTCGCGTTTGTTTAATTGCTGCCCCTGAAGCAGAATTGAATGGGCCAGTTAAATTGCCGTATTGATCAACTTGACCGCGAAATTCGAAATTGTTTATTGCTTCACTAGTTAACGAGGTTACATATGCCTGTGACTCGTTTGCAGCGTATCGAAATGCTTCTTTGCTCTTGTGGTCGAGCATCTGCGCTCGGTATTGAGTCATGTGGCTAGACGCCGCTTGCATGAACATCGCCTTCTGCGTGTCATTGCCAAGTCCGTCCATCACCGAGTTTGCAGACGATGACAACGCGTCTTGCGTTGCCTGGTAGTTGGTGTCAGCGTCCTTGCCGTATGCGTTGAAGTAGCCGTTCTGACCGCGCAATACATCCTGCGCCTGCGCCTGCCATTGCGTCAAAGCCTGTTTGGCGTTGCCGTCATTCAGGTTGTCCTGCATGATCGCGCCGATGCGGTACTCCACATTGCCGGCTTGAACTAGTGCGTTGCCAAGTTCGACCGCTTGACCCGCTGCTAGGTTCTGTGCTGGCTGACCAGGCGTTGCCTCAAACGGTGCGACACCCGCTTGTGATGAAATGTCGGCTTGTGGCACAAACGATGTTGGGACTGTTGGCATGGTGTTTAATCCCGTGGATTTCGACGGGTTTGCGGTTTTTATCAGAATCTGCGTTGTGATTGCGCTGCAACAAGTTCATCCATACGACGCTGTGTAGCCCAAGTGGAACCAATGCTTGAGGCACTACCGAGCAGACTGCTAAACGAACTGGAGTACGGGCTGATTGTGCCAGCGGTAGCCATGAGGTTGTTCGCGCTTGTACCTGCGATCACACCCTGGTTGATGTAGTTGATCCGTTGCGCTCGCGCTGCTTCGGCCTGACGTACGGCGTTAGAACTGATGGTCAACTTGTCAATCTCCTTGATCAAGTCCATGCTTGCGGTGACCTCACGCGCACTGCCGACACCACCCTGAATGCCTCGCGCTGCCATCGACGCTGTCGCGGATGCGCGGCGTTGACCTGCACCCATCGTGTACTGACCGATTGCCCGTTCGCCGGCAAGAAGCGACTGCTGCGCTTGCATCTCAGCACCGCGAGCGTTAATCGCTGACATTTGCGCTTGGAACCGTTGGTTCTGCGCTTGCATCTTGAGTTGCGTCTTCTGACTTTCAGCGGCGTAGAACGAACCGATTGCGCTGTTGACAGCACCGAACACCGACATGATCGAACCGCCCATCATCAGTGCTTCGCCGCTCGTCCAACTTGTGCCGGCTGCACCGCCGACAGCACCGCCAACGGCAGGTAGCGTCGATCCACCCGCGCTGTACCCGGCTGGGGTTGGTGATGAACCAAGGATGTTCATCAGACTGCTTGACGATGCTGCGTATGCAAATGAACTCATGTCTTTCTCCTGTTAACTGCCGACAACGATCTCTGTGGTAATGCCGACAATGGTCAGCGGGAGCGGGTCGCTCTGCCGAATGTAGATTTGACCGGACTGCGCCCATGTCGGGGTCATAGCAACGCTGACTTCATCGGACTTCAGGGCTGGCGGTGAACCGTACGGCTCGGTAGTGCGCTGCTTGACCTCTGTCAACTTGTTTGCGTCAGGCCCAACAAATACACCCGACGATTGGAACACCCGAATCCATGCTTGGTTGACGTTCTTCACGCGCCCCTGCGCGAATGCGTCAATATTCAATGCCACTGGCAAGGTCTGTAGGTCGCTTTCGTACGGCAGACCAACGTGAACCACCACCGACGCACGTTCAAGTATTGCCACCCCCCCGGTCACCACCACCTGCGGCATCACTGCCCCGTCGGCGAGGATGCTGACCGTCTTACCCTCAAGGTGCGACAGACCACTGACCGTGTCCCGTGCAAATGCCCACACAGCGGTCGGAGTTGCCCTGAGAGCGACCGGAATGACCTTGTCCACCTTGGCTGTTGCCACAGTCGGGGAACTCGTAGCGAGGATCTTGAGGCGATAGGAAGCACCCGTGGAGTCAGTCAGCACAATGGCATCATTGACATCGGTGGTTCCAGGCCACACGAACAGGTTTGATGAAGCGGTAATGGTCAATACTTCATCCGGCCCCCAAGATGTGCCACCCGTCACCGTGACGGTTGTCGCGGTCAGGTTTGTGCCGTTAAACGTCGATCCAGCGTCCACGAAGAAGCAGTCTTTGAGCAAGTTGACCTGCCGAGTTGCCATCCGCTCAACGTATCGCACCGAGTTGCCGTTGATAGTGCGTTGGACAATGACGTACAGGGAGTCCTCGTTGCCTTCGGCGACAACGGTGCAGGACTCAAACACGCCGTCGGTGTCATGCTGATGCCATGCACCGATCTGCTGTTCGGGAACGTAAGTCAGCCCAAGCAGTTTGCCTGTCGTTGACACAAACCACAGCAGCGGTTGCGGGGACTTGGCGTAGCACATGTCAACAATGTTGAAGTTGTCGAACAGGTGTGCAGCGCGGATCGACAGGTCGCCAGTGATGAACCCGTTCGACTGCCATGAGTAGCCGAGTTCGCGAATGTGACCGCCTCTCGCAGCGCAGTACACCATGCTGTTGTTGATGATCTCAGGCTGCACGTTGCTTGCGCCAACGTACGACTGCGGACGCACAGACACCGTGGTTGGTGTGATCGCATCGCTGTTCACCGGGCTGACGCGCCATTCCGCTGCGCTGGTCAGGAGGATCAACTGTGTCAACGGGATGACATGACGGATGGTGTTGGCTTCTCGCGCTGCGACACGGAAGTTGATTCGGTCATCGTCCTTGACAGGAAGCGAGTACGACATGTCGCTTTCGGTTCCTGAGCGCGTCATCCACATGCTTTGTGGCTCGTTCGTTGTGCCGGCAAACACCCGACGCTGCTCAAAGTAACTCACGGCCTGTGGGTAGTTCCCTGCCGACATAAACACCGGGTCAACGATGGGAGGCGTGATCCCCATGTCAGGCGCAATGTTGTTGTCAGTAAACGAATTGGTATCGGATTGTCCGATATAACCATACAAACCATTTTGTTTCTTGTAGATGTTGTATCGCAATGCCCCTGACACAGCCGTCCATGTCAAGTCATTCGACGCGCCTGTCACATTCAAGTTGTTGAATACTGTCCCAGGTGGACTAGCAACACTTTCGTCAAACCCGTTCGTTGCAATAGATGTAATGACATAGAAGTTGTCAAGGTCTTGCGACTGATTTGCGTATTGAACACTTCCACCACCTGTGTAAACACCAACAGGTGGATTGGTGCTGTTAAAGTGCGCCCCGGTCGTGTAATACTGCACTTCTAATTTAGTGCTAGGCGTGTTCTTATGGACAATCCAAAATCCATTTGCCTCTGTCATTCCAAGAACACCGCTAATTTCAACCGGATCTCCAAGAGCCAAATTGTGGTCGGCAACTGTTGTAATCACCGCAATTGCGAAATTTGTAATACCAGAAATGTTGATGGATCGACCGCGATTAGCAGTTACCGTTGGCGCAGCAGGTGCTGCAACTGGTGACACAAATAAGATCGTTGACAGCGTCCACGTTGTTGCACTTAATCGGCGCAACTCGCGTGGTGCATAGTTTGGGTGGACGATGGTCAGCACATCGGCAGACTGCACATAGTGCAAGTCAAACAGGTCAGCCTCTGCGTACGGGGTAGGGATCTCGTACGCGGCTGAAGGAATCGGATACCAATACGTTGCATTGGTTGGCAGATTGCCTGTTGACGCAAGGATGCAGTAATAGTTTGACCCACCGGAACTTACAAGATCGCCCAACGAATAAACTTGGTTTGTCGTAATTGTTCCAGCACCAACACTTGTAATATTAATTGCCGCTCCACCAACAGTCAAAGAGAATTGAAATGTGTTTGTGGTTGCGCCAACAACATAATAAGTTGTAAGGGCAGACAAACCTGCTGGAATTGTTGTTGTGGATGCAATTTGGATAGGTGTTCCGTTTGCATAACCGTGCGCGTTGCTTGTCACAGTTTCTGTGGCAATATCAACAGCCGTGATGGTCTTTGTTGTGCTGAATGCGCTTGTAGTGCCAACCAACAGCGTCGCACCCTGCGTGTGAAACCGGATGTACCCATCACCAAGTTCAAGCACCATCGTTTGCGTTGTGCTGTAGGTGAACGGGATTAGTCGAGTGCGCTTTGCGCTGTTCTTGACCTCTCGCACAAATGATGTTCCAGGTCGGTTCTCTGCCGGCCCTTGCGGCATGGCAATGAAGTTCCGCAACTTTGCCGCCCCGGTTTGGAACTTGACATCGTCAATGCGTCCAAACATCTCAGGCGACAACTCGCCGCCGGCGAACGAACGGAAGAAAGTGCGTGTCATCGGCATGTTTATCTTCCTGCTGACCAGGGAACGATGTGTTCCACCTTGATGTTTCGCATGTTTGAGTCACTTGTTCGCGCCTGAGACAGATACCCCGCCATCATCTGTAGGCATCGCTTCGCTTCACCTGACCCGGTGTCGCCCTTGATGATCGGCCCTGCAAGCATTGATGCCAAGTGCCATGACAACGTCATCACGAACAACGGCGTGAACTTCGTCGGGTCAGACACAAGCGACTGATACCGGAGCATTGCACTTGCCTGGTTGGTGTAGATCACACCCGCACCAAGGGTGTCAGCCTCAACGGCGTACGGTTGCGGGACGTACTGACCTGCGGAAATAAGCGGGGCGTAGTTGTGTCCAAACGCAGGGCTGTCGGTAGGGACGAACTGCGTTGCGTAGTCGTTGGCAGCGTCAGGAGGCAGCACACTGACAATGGTCACGCAATCACCAGGCACTGCGTATGCATACTCCCATTCCGGCCACACGTTGGTCACCTGTGCAAGATTGACACGCTTGGAACCGAAGTTCCAGTTGTGCATTTGCAGGAGTGAGTCGCGAGCAATGGGGTAGAACCGGGCGCACAAACCTGCCTGAAACGATGCTTCAGGCGGGTCAATGCTTGAGACTGTCGCCTCATCCCCGATGTGTGATAGAGCAAGGTTGCAGATGTCAACTTCCGATGCCATAGAAACCTCCTAGAAACAAGGGGGAGCCGTGGTTTCCCAGCGACTCCCCCCATGCGGCAAATCAAATCAAAGGATCAACCCTCGTCAACGTCCGCTTCATCATCCGAAGACTTACGCTTGCCCTTGGCTTTCCACTTCCTTCCGGAAGCATCAACCGTAGGTTCGCCGTTGCCTGTGCCTGTTACCAGTTCGACACAGTCATTTGAATCTCCGTTGTACTCAAAGACATCACCTTCCTCGCGGACGGAATTGTCGATGTAGCACTTAACTTTGGCGCGATACATTGGCATGGTTGGTTCCTAATTACGCAACGGTGAATCCGGAGGCGTAGAACTTCTTGCCGTCCTGAACGTCCTTAGTGATGTAGCCACAGTAGGAACCAGCAGATGCCGTTCCAATGACGATGTAGCGCAATCCAAGATACCGAGCAGCCTTGGACGATTCCGTGGTTGCGTTGTATCGAAGAATTGGGTTAAGAGTAATTGTGTGTACCGAACCAACAGTAAGCGCAGCAATTGGAATTGCTCCGGTCGATCCGCCAACAATAACGCCAGTGGTCAATGCAGTGTCGGTTGCGTAAATCGCATCCCACTGCACCGAGGTAGCACCAGTAACAGCAGCGACAACGTGGATCATGAAAAACAAGTCTTCACCTTCACCGATATCGCGAGCAATACCCAAGTCAATCGCATCGGTTGACACGGCGGTTGCAGCCGCAGTGGTCGCGAGTGCGAGTCCGGTCATCGAACCAGTTGCGGGAACTGTTCCTGCAACAACTGAAAGTTGATCAATCATCATTTTGGTAATTCCTTTCTAGGAAGTAAATTTAGGAGACAACGGCTTCGGTGTTCAACAGGCAGTCAACGCGACGGATCGGAATACCTTGGAACGACAGGTAATTACGAGCAGTACCGAACTGCGACAGTGCTGGCTGAACGGCCAACGCAGCCTGTGAACGGTCGAGGGACTGAACTGCCAAACCGCTGTGAACGGTACGGTTCATGTAGAACGCTGCACGACCCGAATCAAGGTTCGGGATCTTGTACATAGCGCGCATCATCAACTTGATCAGTTGAGTACCAGTGCTGGCTGCTTGCGTACCAGTGCCGGCAACAATGTCAGCAACCAACAGGTTTGGAATGCGGACAACGTAACGCCAGTCCTTCACAACAAGACCGCTCTTCCACTGGTAGCGGGTTGCGTAGGCTTGCATGCGGTTTGCACCGTCATACACAGTCTGCTCGCCGAGGTCTTCGTGAAGAAGTCCTGCCTTGGAACCCTTAGGGAACGGGCAGTACACGGTGTTGTCGCCCCACACAACGAGGTACACCGAGGTGTTGAGTGCGCCGGACGATGCACCACCAGGGATGATGTTCGTTCCGTTGCCAGCCGAGGTGGACGAGTAACGAGTGGCAAGACCAAGGAACTGCTTTGGGTCGGTGGCAGGGTTGCCGTAGAACATAGTTTGCGCTTGGGTCTGATTCATCGCCTCAAGGAACGCGGTGTCTTCGGACAAACGGAACTGAGCCGTGTTGCCGTTGAGCATTGCAAGATCTTTGTCAACTTCGGAACGAGCCTCAAGCATGCCGCATGCTTCGTCAACCTGTGCGGTCGATGACTTGCTGTTCGGGATGCCTTGGTTGAGGGAACGCCAGTACGCGGTTGGAAGACCCGTACGAATGACAACGCGGTCGCCGGTTGGCAGATTGCCTTCCTTGTACACGCAGTCTTCGAGGATCTCGTTGGATTGCGAGAGGAGTTCAGCCACGAGTGCGACGCGTCCATCCGGATCGGTGCGCTTTGCCCAGTCGGCAAGAGTCAAATTTGAGTTACTGTTTGCGATTACTGCCATGAGAGTGTTTCCTTATGAATTAGGACTGTTTAGGATAAAGGAAGGCTGCTTGGCTGGCGAAGTCTCGCGGCCGTCCCTGTGATGGGGCTGCACCGTTTGCCTGTCCAACGTAGCGGTCTTCGGAAATTGACTTACCCGCTCGGAACATAAACCGGATGAACTCCGGGTGATTTCCAAGACCGGATTCGTTCAGTAGCGATCGAAGTTCAGGTGTCCCGAACTGGTCGAGTGCTTTCTTCGCGGTTGACAGGTTCTCGGAGAGTTTTTCTCCACCAAACTCCTTGTCGACCTTTGAACTGTCCGCCCATTGTGTGCGGAGGGTCTCGATCTGCTGGGCTTGACGCGCCTCCATCTTTGGAGCCATGCGGTCAAGTACCTTCTGTGCAGCATCTTGGGTCAGGTTCAATTCCTTTGCAACTTCAGCGAATGCGGTTAGCACTTCTGCGTCGAATGCTTTGCCTTCTGAGGCTTTGAATTCGTACTTTTCGGGTGCGCCCTGTGGAGCGTCAACCTTTGTTGCGTCGGGTTCGACAGCCTTGGTTGCATCCGCAACTTGCTGTTCCTGTCCTTCAGTTGCCTTGCCACCGTAGAGCGCGTCAGCAATGCTTACATCGCTCTTGGGTGCAGCGTCAGCGACAGCAGTGTCATTGGTTGTTGCTGTTGTCGTTGTCAGTGTGTCTGCCATTGTGTTCCTTCACCATCGTTGGGTACAATTCCGGGCAAAGCGAGTGGATCATGTCGAGGGTACGCAGTCCAAAGTTCCGGTTTCCTTCTGCAAAGGCCATTGCCATTGCATTGGTGTTGAAACTAAGCCTAAATACTCCAGCCTGATCGAGATGTCGCCACAAGAATCGGCGACCTCGCTTGCTACTCATCAACCACTTGATATCCGATTCCTCGATTTCCTTGGACAGTTTGTCGCGCAGATCGCGTTCTGCTTTCGTGCGCTCCTGTCCACGAATGTCGAGCGGGTCATAGTTGCTCATTGGATAAATTTAGCGAGCGTTATTCACAATACGGGTACTACACCTGAGAAGGTGAAGGTGATCCGTACCCTGAGAATTGGTTCATCACATCCATCAGCGCGTTCTGACCACCACCAGTCGGAGCCTGTGCAAGATTCTTAGCGGTCTGACTCTCTTGCTGCATCACTGCGACCTGCTCCTTTGCAGCCATCGCCTTGTTCCGTGCGTCGCGAATCAGTGCCACCTGCTTGTCAGCAACGATCAGACTTGGGTCAACGCCGAGCATGTCGGAGTACGCGTCAACCCACTGGTCAGCGTCAAACTTGTCAAGCACATCAGGCTTGAAGGTGGCGACTTGACCAAGGTTCCCAACAAATCTGTCAACGCTGTTGGTTCCGATGGCGCGTTGAGCCTGGGCAAGCATTGACACAAATTCAACGCTCAAGTCCATTCCTTGCAGTTCGGGTGGTGCTGGCGGGACAATGCCGGCTGCAACCATGCGAGTGAAGGTGATGTCAATGAGCGGGTCAAGGAGTTCGTTGTGCAGACGCTCAAGCACAGGGCCAAGCATCAGCAGTTTCTCCTCATGCCGCTCTGCCACCTCGGTCGCCGTCATGCGGGTGTCGGTGGCGTTGGCAAGCATCAGGAACAGGTCGGCGTAGAACGACCCGCGCACACGCTCGCGCACATCTTGAATGTCACCAAGCAGGTGTTGCAGGTTCAGGTTGACCTCAAACGCGGTCTTGATCCCTGAGTTGACACCATCGACAAACGTGATACCACCGGGCAGCATCTCAACGTCGCGGTTCTTCATGTTCGCCGGGACTTGCAGCGGCGGTTTCGTCTGGTAGTCGATGACCTGCGCCTTGCGTAGTTGTTCGTGTTGCAGTTGCTTGATGTCACCCAATGCTTCCATGCCAGGCGAGTTCCCGTAGATATCACCCCCAACGGTTGACCAGCGAGGCACAAGGCATGGGAACTGAGCAAATCCACTCTCGGACAAGAACTTGTTTGGCTCTCCTCCGATCTCAAAGTAGTAACTTGCCCACGGCATATTCTTGCTGTCGCGCTTTGAATGATCGCGGTCAGCGCGAGGTTCAATCGCATGAATAATGGTGATCCATTGGTCAAGGGAACCCCTGTCGAATTGGTTCTGCACACTTGTCGAGCAGTTCTTGTAGCCAAACTCTTTGACGAGTTCGCTGACGGTCTTTTCAAATTCTCGGTACAGGGTGCAAACGCGACCCTGATAGTCCGTGGCAATGCAATACTCGCCGCAAGTCACGGGGTACTGGTGGATGACATTAGTGAAGTCCGGCAGCACAATCGAGGCGGCCGTACCAAATGTCCCAAGTTCCTCGTACATTCCGTGTAGTGCGCGATAGGTGTTGGATCGTTGAAAGACCAACTGCATGCGCTTCGTGACATCATCAAGCCACAGTTTAACTGGCTGGTATGAATTCAACTCAGGGTCGGCGGTTCCGAGTCGAAACCACGGCCGCGCCGGCGAAGTTGCACCAGCCATCATCCCTGCACCGAGAGTTCGTAGGGCGCGAGTCCCTGTGTTGTCGTAGATGGCGTTGTGCCGGCGGTGTCCCTTGTCGCGGTCTTGCGTGAAGTATCGACCATTGCGAGGGAGGATGAAGGTTGTCAACTCCTGATAGTGCGCCCACCAAGACGCACGTTCAGACTTGAGTTGACCCCACCGCGTAAACAGCCTGTCGCGTGTTGGAGCGTTTTCGTACGAGTTGTTGTCGCCAGTGTATTGACTCATGTTTATCCACCTAACAGCGAACTGCGTCCAAGCGCGAGCGAGTTCGGGTCAACACCTGCCGGCCCGGTAAGCATTGTTCCTGACACACCACTTGCCTTTGATGCGCCAGCCATGATGCTGCTGACATCAGGTGAGCGGCGGTTGGCAGCGTTGATTGCCATCTCGGATTGACGCTGCTGTGATGCTGCTGCACGTGTCGCTTGGCTTTGCGCCTTCTTCTGCTGACGCATTGCGTCCTGTTGAGCCGCTTGACCCTGCATTGCGGCTGCTGCTGAAATGCCAACACCAGCCGCTGCTGCGCCGGCTCCAACTGCTGCCGCGCCGACAGTTGCCGCTGTTGCTGCTGCTGCTGCACCTGCTGCGGTTCCCGCGCCGGCTGCAATTGCACCGGAAGTACCGAGAATGGCTCCACCAATAGTCGTGAATAGTGGCATTACAATTCCTTTGCGTATGTTCGTTCGCTTGCCTGGAATCCCATCCGATTGAGCATCCGCTCCACGGTGGTGTTGACCATCAGGTCTGACATTGTGGCTACCTGTGCGCCTTGTTCCTTTGCCCACGCCTCGTACGCCTTGACAAGCAGGATTGCTGCTCGGCTACCCCGTGCGTCTTCGTTGACCCACCATGCGAGTTCGTGCGCCATCTTGACACGGGGGCAGAACCAAATGGGGTTGATGATTGCGCCAAGCATGGCAACGACTACCCCACCGAGGTCAGCGACGAACAAGCACCCATGTTCCATGAGCGCGTGGATCGCGGCTTCCAATTCCGTGTCGGTTGCGTTGATCATCGCTGCGTGTGGCGCGAAGTTGTGGAATTGCCTACTCATATGCGTAAGAACCTCCACATCGTCAATTGTTGCGCGGCGAATCGTCAGCATAAATTAGCCCTTTACACCGTGCATACGGGTACTAGACAACGTGTTTGTATGGGTCATACTCTTCGTTCGCAGTTGATTTGCGCTTGTACTTATCAAATAGGGATCGTTTACGAACCGGATATGCGAACGTCAACGCAAGCGCATCGGCAAGGTCAGGTGATGCGCCACCTTGCAAACGCTTCTTGATCTCGTCCTTTGACTCAAGCACCTTGCGACCAGCCTGGTCAAACCAATACACAGGCGTTGCCATCTCTTGCTTCAACGCAACGTCATTTGGTATTGCACCACCCTGCTCAATCCATTCTTTCATGCCCCACCACATCTCGGTGCGTCGATTGACAAACTGATCGGGTTGAATGGCGCGGCCACCAAACGGCACTTCGATGGGGTCGAAGTCAAGTTGACGCAGTCTGTCAATGACTCCTGCACCCGCACCGCTGTCAACAAACACCGCGTCCGGCTCCCACGATTCCATGACCGATGCAACGCGAGCGGCAAGTTCCATGTTGTCAATGCCCCTGTACACAAGGGGTGGAAACGCAACAAGACCCTGACGCTTGAAGATTACGCTGCGGTCATCACCAAACCGCGCAGGGTCAACGCCAATGATGCGGGGTGATCCTTCAATGTCTTTGTCCGTATATTCGCGGCTTGCTGCAAGTTCAGCGTCTGACAAACTGATCAACTGGTCATCGCCGGCGGCGGCAAAATCGCACAGATACTCGCGAGCAAACGCAGTCTCAGGCATGTCGCGCTTCAGGCGTTCGACTTCCTTGGGATCAATTGCCTGGGTGTCGAAGACCGTGTACCGAGCGGCGTTCCAATCGGGCAGCGACTGTGCGCGGTAGTACAACTCGCTGAACAGGTTGATGCCTGACGGTGTCCCAATGAACATTGCCCAACCCTGACGGTCAGACAGTGCCGGCTGAATGATGTCGTTCCACACCTCCGGCTTGACCTGCGACACCTCGTCAATCACGCAGCCGTCAAGGCGCACACCGCGCATTGCATCGGGGTTGTCTCCACCGAATATACGGATGACGCACCCGTTGTGCTTGAACGTGACGAGCAGGTCGCCCTCGTTAATGTCAATGGCGTTCTCCATGAGGAGGGGCGCAAGTTTTTGTTTGAGCCGCGCCCAGGCAATAGCCTTGGCTTGCTTCAGGAACGGGGCAATGTAGAAGAACAGGCCAAGTTCCTGCTTGAACCGGATCGCCTTATCAATCAATTCCATGATGGCAAGTTCAGTCTTGCCAGCGCGACGGTGCAGGGCAAGCACTGTGAACCTGCGCTTACTGACATGGCATGTCCGTTGCCATGCTCGCGGCTTGTACTGCAAACTGACGGTGCGAGCCATTATCGTTCCGGTACGCCTGTTGCCACCATCAGGCTGATGCCACCGGAATGGTTCATGTCAACGCGCTCTGCCCACCGGGCGGGGTTCCACATCCGAAGGCACTTCATCCGGGTATCGACCTGCAAACGCCTCCAAGCGGCTTGTACTGCGTCTGTAGGCTCTGTGTCGCACAGGGTCTTGCACTCCTCAAGCATTGCCTCTTGTCCCTTGTCACGGGCGACCTTATAAAGTGCAGCAAATTCCTCGTCTTCCTCTTTCCATAGGTGAACCGTACGCACATCCGGGTTGCCCTTGCGGTTGGCAAACTCAAGCAGGGTTCCACCTGTTGACAGCCAATCAAGTACTTCCGCTGCCTTGGGATTGTGCATGACCGGGCCGCGCTTCGGCTTGCCCACTGGTCGCTTGATCACAGAGGTACTGGGTGACTTTTTTGTAAGCGCGAGGGATTTGGGCGCGTCTTTCATAGTTGCATAGTTTCTGTATGGTGGACTTTGATAGTTTGAACATTGACGCTAATTTGCCGTAGGAAAGCCCTCTTTCCTCCCGTGCGTCCCTTATGCACTGTACTGCATAATCTGAAATTCTTGCGTTGTGATGCGATTGCCCGATGCGATAGCCGTCTTCATTGACAGCGACGATGGCTATACGCTTGGTGATCATGTGCGTTTACGCAGGACGATGTCAAACCCTGCTGCGCCAGCAATGGCAAGCGCAGAGTCGAATGCTGGCTTTCGTTTACCGATCACCGTACCAGGCGTACCAAGCAAGCACCTCACCGTGTGCGCTCGGAGTATCCCTGCCTTATCCATTGCAACCGCAAGTTCCCCGCGTGTCGATCCTTGCGACTCAAGTGTCTCGCGGATATGCGTTTTAAATTCGTCGTAAGTGTTTATCGTCATCTACGTCAGTATATAAGTCAATCGGTTTCCCAATATACGAGATCGCCTCTTTTATAGAATTTCATTTGATCAACGTACTTCTTGGTGTCAACAAAGTGCTTGTCCTTGACAGTGAAGTGGTTGTTGGGCAACAGCAAGAAGTAACCTTCGTCAGCAATGATCAGGCTCAACGGCTTGTGTTCTGCGGGGTACTGCGAGTAACCGTCAGCCCAATCAATGACAATACCCGTGTGTATGCCTGACACCTCGGCGCGAAACGCGTTGACAGTCAAGCCTTCAAGTGCCTTAAATTGCACGGCTTCAATGTCGTTACCCATTGCTCCCCACGGCTGTGAGGAGTCATCAAAGTCAGGGTCAAACGAATCGGTCGTTGACAACGCGTGTAGCGGCAGACCTGACCAGTGCGCTCCGGACGCGAGGATCACATGGCAAGACAAGTACTGACCGGGTCGAGCGTAGATGGCATGCCACATACCAGGCGTTGTGCCGGATGGCATGTTCGGGCCAAGGTATTGGTTGTCAACTTCCACATAAAAATGGTTGGGTAGGTTGGTGTGTCGCATTAGTAGTCAGGAGATGAATCGTCAAAGAACCATAGCCACACCCCACAGGCGGCAAGGAAGATCAAAGCAATTGGTACAGCACAAAGCGTATGGATCATGCGGTTCTTTGTCGTGAGGGTACGGGTCTGCGGGAAATCGACAACACGCGACCAGGTTCCTTGGCGTTTGGATCCTTTGCCCACTCTGTCAACAATGACAGTTTTTCAGTGAACCAATAGATTTCTTGCAGGGATAGCGCATATTCCTCACGGTAGATCTTGAGCGTTGGATGAAAGACCTGTGCGCTGGTGCGGTACGGGGTTGCTTGAATGACAATGCCGTCATGGTCAACAGCGACAAACCCTGTCTTTGTTTGGCCAACGGTAAAGCCTTCATGTTCTAGGTACATGACTGCTCGGACGATTCTTGCCTTATTGCGGGTAGTTGGATACATCATGTGTTAACTCGTATAGTAAACTCACCACAACACAATGGCAATCCTAAAAAACTACAATCCTGCCCTTCACGACATTCATCTTTACTTTCCTGCGGCAACACTCATGCCGCTTGTCGGTGGTGAACAGAGGGGGTTCAACCCGTCATGCCAGGGCGCAGCGGTCAATTGGTCGGGAGTGTCTCTGCGTCCACGCGCATTTGCGCGGGAGTATTCTGCATTGTTACGAGGCAAGTTAACCACTCCGTACATTGCGGAGAACATCAACTTTTGGAACACCACCAATCCTGCTGCTGTTCTTATCTCGCCAAAACACGCTCTGATATGCGAGCATTACCGGGGGGTCGGACAACCTGTTGGTGACAATGAAACCTACACGTTCCTCGGCAAGTCGGGAACACGTCATACTCGCAAGGTGGTAAAGGTCACCTTTGCCATTGCTCCTGACCACACTCTATTAGAGTTTGAGTCAGCGTTTCCTGCCGATGATGTTTGCGTCTATGCGTACATTGCTGACGCTCGTTACATCCCGCTTACTCATGCCGTCTGGGTACATGAATGCGAAGGCAAGGCATACAAGATGTCTATGGGCAAATCGTTTGTCAACGCTGCCGACGTGTGCAATGGGTTTGGTGTTGTGCCAATTATGGACGGTGTCAATGAAGGCGCACAGGCTGGTGGTTGGCCGGTCATTTGGGGAGGGGATAGCGGCAGTCCTGCGTTTGTCATTGATTCAGCAGGACGCACCGTATTTGTGGGACTTATGAACGGTGGAATGCAGGTCAATGTTCCTGAAATGGCTGCAATCAACGCTCAACTCAAGCCGCACAACTACTCGGTAAATCATGTCAAATTGTCTTCCAAAGTCGAAGACCTGAATGACGATGGCAAAGTTGATGGTGCAGACCTAGCAATGCTGCTTGCCGCATGGGGTAATGGGAACATCTTCATGGATGTCAACGGAGATGGCAAGGTAGACGGATCAGACCTTGCTCAACTGCAAGCGGCATGGGGTGCGTACACCATGACCCGCAATGTCCAAGCACCTGTGGCCGCACCAGCACCTGTAGTTAAATCAACAAGAACAAAGAACCCTCGCGGCAAATAGCGTGGCTTTGTTACGGGTGGTTGAATACATCATGCGTTTGTCCCCTGCACAGGCCGTCGTGATGTTGACATCTTTCGGGTGCATTCCTTGCTCTTAGGGTCGTTTGCCCACTTAATCAGAATTTCCATCCGCTCGTCAAACCAATGCGTTTGTGGAAGTTTGCGCGAGTATTCTTCACGGAATCGCTTGTGTATGGGGTGCTGAATCTGTGCGCTTGTCCTGAACGGGCTGACCTGAAACACCACACCTTCCGAATCGATGGCAATAAATCCGGTGTGCGTCATGCCAACGGTAAAGCCTTCACCTCGCAAATACATGGCAAGTGCGTTTATGTGCAGTAATACTGGTTTGCTCTCGTACCTCACGCGTATCTCACACTTGGCTTGCGGACATGCTCAACGGCTACGGCAAGGATTCGGCGCGACTCCGGTACATGACCAATGAACTCATGCACTTGTTTAAGTTCTTCGGTTGTGACGTTCTTTAGCATTGCCTCTGCCCACACATCCCACTCGGCAAACTCCTTTGCGCTGATCGGGGTGCAACGCTGTAGGTCGTTGCGGGTCTGCTCAACCTCGCGTTCACCTACCAGGTTTTGAGGGATCAGAGCGCAGTACGCCTTGTGTATCGCTGATATATCAGGCTTTGAGTCGCGCACTAAACGGTGCTGGCGAATGCAACTTTGCAGTTTGTCCTGATGCAGTTGACCCCACTTCTCGTTCAAGATGCTCGACAATACAGGCTCAAGTCTCCACTTCGGCCACAGTTCGTCCATCAACTTTCGGTTGTCCATCCATGTAATTGTTGTCATACGCTCAAGTATACGCGGTGCTAAAGCGGGATGTCAAATCGCAAGTTTAGGCGAGTGATTTTTTTCAGCGAGGCTCAATGCCGGTGCTAGAGCGGAAATGTAGATCGGAAGGTAAGGACGAGATTTTTCAAATCTCTTTCAATCCCAGCACTTCGATGCTGACGCTTCGTTGACGTACTGCTTGGCTTCGCACATCCCTCGTTGCATGACCGGAGAGCGTGGATGCAGTAACCCCTCGGCGGGGCTACTGCGTCGTTGCATGGCCGGAGCCGCGCATCAACAGAAGAGGGTGCTGCCCTATTTTAGCGAGGACAAATTCGCTTAGGTTGCGCACCTGCACCTACGACTGTCAAACACAGTCGGCCTTCGCCGGGTATCTCACCGATCACAAAGGTCTTACTACCGTCCTATTCATACCTTCTGCACAAAGCGCAGTTGCCACGCTGGAAGCACTACGGGATCCGAAACTATTCGGTGAACCCACATGACGGTTGCTTGCCTTACCCATGATTTCGCCGGACGTTCCGCCGTCCGTGTCTCCGCATCCCTTCGACCAAGTGTCAGTCGCCTGTTGGCATATGCCGTCATCGGCGCGTATCGACCAGGTCAAAGAGTTTGGAAATAAATGCGTACTGTGTGTCAGTTCTTACTAGTGACCCTCCACATCGGAATACCTGCCGCCAACAAGACGGTCTTCCACTCAATGCGGTCACCATCAGCGTAACGATACTTCAGTGATGCGCCCTTGCGCGAGTTTGCGCTCGCACGAAGGTACTGCAAGTTGTCCTGATGATGCTTGCCCTTACCAAGTGGAATGATGTGGTCTACCTCAAACCCCTCCGGACGGTGGCGGTAAATCAACCACATGAGTTGACAATCCGCATCGGCTGGCAGTTCATAAACCCTGCCGTGTTTACTTCGTGAATCAAGGTGCAGCCGCGCCCACTCACGAAAATCGCCACGCCGCGCACAAGCGTACGACTCGCGAATTATCGCGTGTTTGCCTTCAGCGCGTGCAATCCGCTTTGATTCCTTTGCACCAGCAGCAACCTTTGCTGCCGCTCGGGCTGCGTTCTTGCGCTCTGCCGCTGCCTGTTGATTCGCGTTAATTGCCCAAGCCACGCGAACGTTACGCGCTG